CGAAAAAGGGGAATCAGAGTTCCGCGTCACGGTGCACCATGAGAAGGATTACAGCCTCCTAGTCACGGAACGCCTCACCGGCGGATACAGGGAATGGATACAGCGATTGAAAAAATGCTCATGCAGTCTTTGCTGCAAGACTAAAGGCGGCGCCGCATGACCAAGATCATCAGCGCCGACGAACGGCTCGCCGAGCGCCGAGGCGCCAAAATCCTGCTGCTCGGCCGACCCGGCGCCGGCAAGACGAGCCAGTTAAGAACGCTCGATACCGAGCGCACGTTATTCATTGACTGTGAAGGCGGCGATCTTGCGGTGATGGATCTCACCGTCCCGACGATCCGCATTGGCACCTGGATGGATGCCTGCGATCTCTCGGTCAAGATCGGCGGGCCGAATCCGAGCCTGTCGGCAACCGATGTGTTCTCGGAAGCGCACTTCAGCGCGGTGGCTGACAAGCTTCCCGATCTGAGTGCGTTCGAAAATTTTTTCTTCGACAGCATCACCGAGCTAGGCCGGTTGTCGTATCGGCACGCCGAGCAGCAGCCCGAGGCGCTTTCCGAGCGAACGGGCCGCAAGGATACGAGAGCCGCTTATGGATTGCATGCGAGGCAAATGCTCGGGCTGCTTTATCAGATGCAGCACACGCGCGGCAAAAACATAATTTTTGTGGGCGTCATGGAAAAAACCACGGATGATTTCGGCGTCGCGAGCTGGACCTTACAGATGGAAGGCCAGCGTGTCCCGCGTGAACTGCCGGCTATCGTCGACGAAATTTGCGTCTTGGAAAAGGTCGATTTCGGCGACGGCGCACCGCCGATGCGCGCATTCGTTTGCTCCGATAACCCGTGGCTATTTCCCGCCAAAGATCGCAGTGGAAAGCTCGAGATGGTGGAAAAGCCGCACCTGGGCGAGTTGATCCAGAAGCTCACCCGCCCCGGGCAACGCAAGCCATTTCTGATTTTACCACCCGAGCCCACGCTTAAACAAGCAGCAGAGTAGAAAGGAGCCACTAAAATGGATTTCAACGATGTAGGAGAACAGAGAAGCTTTGAGACTATCCCAGACGGCACCCTTGCCACCGTCCGCATGAAGGTACGTCCGGGGAATGCCGGCGAGGGCGGCTGGCTACGCCGGTCTAAGGACGGTAACAGCGAAGCCCTCGATTGCGAGTTCGTCGTGCTCGATGGTTCGTTCGCCAAACGCAAATTCTGGACGCTTCTCACTGTCACAGGAACAACTGAGGGGCACAAAGAGGCGGCCGATATCAGCAAACGCTACTTGCGCGCAATGTTGGAGAGCGCGCGTGGCATCCGACCTGATGACAAGAGCGACGCAGCCAAGGAAGCGCGGCGGACCACATCGTATGGTGACTTTAATGGTTTGAGCTTCATGGTGCGCATCGGCGTTGAGCCGGCACGGAACGGCTACAAGGCCAAGAACAAGCTCGATTGCGTCATTACACCAAATGAGACGGATTGGCGTGCAGTGGCGCAGCAGTCGGAGCCGATGGCTACGCTCCCAACCGCTGCCGTCAAGCCTGTGTCCACGCCAGCCCCGATGCAGAGGCCGCAATGGGGGCGCTGAGCGAGCGCGAGGACTAATGGGGGCGGCGGGCAACCGCTGCCGCCATCGCTGCGGCCCGCCGGGTGGTGCTCGGCGCCGAGGCCGCGGTCAACATGAACACACCGGTTGGCCGGCTCAGCGATGTCGAGTGGGGCTGGATCACCAGCGCCGTAATCTGTGCCTGGATCGCGAAGCGGGCCGAACAGGCGGTCGCCGAGGGGCTCGAGACCGAGCTGGTGCTGCGGACCACAGGTCTCGATCCTAACCCGTGGGATAGCGGCGCGGTCGCGACGATTCTGCCCCAGCTCGCCGATGTGTCTGGCATCGACTGGTCGAAGCCGCTCGACGCGTGGTCGCGCGAGACGATGACCGGATTCTTGACCGCGGCGCTCAGCCTCATCCGTACCAGCATGATCGCGCGCGATCTTGGCGGGGGCGCCATTACTCGTAAGACCGGCGCGGCTAAGCTCGATGATCCGGTTCCATCGCTTGCGTGAGACCTCGAATCTATGGGCAAGCACGAAACCGGCTACGCCAGAGTCGAGCGCGACTTCTATCCGACGCCGGCGTGGGTGACCGCCACGCTCATCGATGTCATCGATGTGAAGGCTAAGCACATCTGGGAGCCGGCGTGCGGTGACGGCCGCATCTCGGAGCCGCTCAAGGCTGCTGGCGCCCGGGTTTTCTCACCGACATCGAGGACCGTGGTTATGCGGCATTCGACGGGGTGCTCGATTTCCTGTCACAGCGGGAACCGGGATTGTGCTTCGACGGCCTGATCACGAATCCCCCGTTCGGGCACAGAGGGCGGCTGGCGAAGGCCTTCATCGAGATCGGTCTGCATCGCATGCGGGATGGTTTCCTGGCCCTGCTGCTGCCGGCCGATTTCGATTCTGCAAAAACGCGCACCGGCCTGTTTGGCAGCTCTCCGCAGTTTGTAGGGAAGATCGTGCTGACCCGGCGCATCAAATGGTTCGAGCACCCGACCGGGCGCAAAGCGGCACCAAAAGAAAATTCAGCCTGGTTCCTGTGGGGCAATATCGATCTTCGCGCCCACCGCAATCCCGTCATCAGGTACGCTCCCGGGGAGCATCAATCGTATCAATTGCCGTTAATGGTGCGCATCGATGCTGGACTTTAACCGGGCCAATCTTTCAGAGACGTCGATCAGCATCGTCCTCAATGCGCTGATCGAGGCGGCCGAGCCGCCCGAGGGGAACACCAGGCACTATCTCGGCGCCTCGAGTATCGGCTCGGAGTGCTTGCGCAAGATTCAGTACGATTGGTGGGTTGACCCGGCGCACTTGTCACGCACGCGTGACATCTTCCGACGCGGACATCTGATCGAGGAGCTCAGCCGGCAGCATCTCATCCGTGCCGGCTTCAAGCTTGCGCCGGCCGAGCGGCTCGGATTCAGCGTCGCCGGTGGACTGTTTCGCGGGCATGCGGACGGGATCCTGCTTGCCGGTCCCGAGCTGCCCGGCGTCGGGTTCCCGTGCTTGTGGGAGCACAAATGCCTCGGCGACAAGGGTTGGCGCGCGCTCGAGCGTGACGGCATCGAAAAAGCCTATCCGCACTACGCCGCCCAGGTCTGGCTCTATCAGGCCTATCTCGACGTCACCGGGCAACCGGCGATCTTCACCGCGGTCAACGGCAACACGATGGAGCGCCTGCACCTGTTGCTGCCGTTCGATGCGGCGCAGGCACAGGCCTGGTCCGACCGTGCCGTCGCGATCATCAAGGCCACCCAGGCCGGCGAGCTGCTGCCGCGCGCCTATGACGATTCGAAGGATTGGCGCTGCCGCATGTGCGCGCACACCGTGCGCTGCTGGGGAACCGGATGACCAGCGCGCTCGCTCCGATAGCCGACAAGCTCGGCAAACTGATCCGCATGCTCACGTCAGAACGTGACGGCGAGGCGCTGGGCGCGGCGCGCGCGATCGGACGCACGCTCGATGCCGCCGGCCTCGACATCCATGCGCTGGCGGCCGGAATCGGCAAGATGTTCTCCGAGCAGGAGGCGGTCGAGATCTACCAGCGCGGCGTCGATGACGGGCGGCGCGAGGCAGAGAACGCGCGCCATGCGAGCGTCGATTTCCACAACATCGACGGCACGCCGGACTGGCATGAGATGGCGACCTGGTGCGCCGGGCATGGCAGTCGGTTGCAATCACGTGAGCGCGATTTTGTCGACCAGATGGCCTCGCAGACGGTGTGGCGCGAGCCGACCGAAAAACAAGGTAAGTGGCTCAAGAGCATCTTCTACCGACTTGGAGGCAAGCGGCCGTGACCGCAATCAACAAGCCCCCCACCCACAACGGCGATCTGGCGCATTTGCCCGCCGCGCTCATCCCGCTTACTGAGCAGCAGCGCTGGGTGGTGTGGCCGTGGGAGCTGCGCACGACCAAGGCCGGCAAATCCAAGTGGACGAAGCCACCGCACCAGACTCGCGATCCCAGCCGGCTTGCCCGCTCGAATGATCCCGAAACCTGGGGCAGCTACAGCGATGCGGTCGCCGCGGTTGCCGCGGGCAACGCCGACGGCATCGGCTTCATGCTCAAGGATTCCGACATCGGCGCCATTGACCTCGATCACTGCGTCGACGGCGAGAATGCCAAGCTGGTGCCGTGGGCAGAGCGACTGCACGAAGAGGCGCTCGGCGACTATCAGGAGATCACGGTCTCGGGTGGCGGGCTGCGCATCATCGGCAAGGTCAATGGCCCCGAGACTCATCGCAAGTTCACCTTCGATCGCAAGACCAGCGCCGGCATCGAGCTCTACCGCAACACCGC